AAAGATCAAACAAAGCTGAGTTGCTATCGTTTGCAGTCATAGAACCAAATGCACCAGTTAAGCAAGAATATAAATCCTTCTGTTTCTGGTTGTTTACATATGCAGCCATTTTTTGTGCAATAGCAGCCATAGGATCAGGGCCACCGCCAACTGCTAATGCAGCTAAGTCACGAGAAGAAAATGCTCGCCCACGATGTAGGACTGCTGCAATTTGGTTATCGGCTGTGATCTTGCCTGGTGTTAATGATGTTGAGTCTGTAAGAACTTCAAAATCGCCAGATAGATTTGCTTTATAAAATGGAATTTTGACGAAATCCCCACCTCTTTCTGAGGATAGATTTAATTCTGCCAAAGGTGTAACCACCCCACTCTGCAAGAAGGCATCTCTGTTAGTTGTCTCTTCGATTAGATCACTTTGTTATCAAGAAAGCTCTTTATCTTTCTTTTCTACATCTTTGCCATTGATGTAGGTCGGACTATATCTTCAACCCAAAGGGTTGCAAGGCACTCGTGTCTCCATTACTTAGTTTCCTATCGGGAGTTAGTCTCTGAACCTTCCAGCTTGTGGGCTGGCTTGGCTGCTGATCATCCTTTGTGGTGGACTTCCAGCAATTCACCTTGTTTCATTATGCTGTTGCCAGCATAAGCCCCAAAAATCTAGGGAGTAAACACCTCTGGGATAATTAAATCACTTCTTAATGTTGCCATTTAGATTAAAAAATTATGTTCACTTTGAGGCACAACCTCTGACATGGCACAACCACGTTGTTTCTATATTAACCGCTAACTTGGTTTTTTAACATATTATATTTATTTACATCTGTTCTAAATAATCTTGCCTGTTCTGTCAAATTAAATGAATCTGGTGCAAATGGATTTTTCTCACCAGCTAATACTGTATCAGCCTGAACCTTTGTAGTTGTAGCACCACCGCCCTGTGGTCTTGGGTTTTTCTGTACCCATTGAGGCATCTTGGACATCGCCCATTCTTTTACAGGTGTTCTGTTATAACCATCAACGATAACAACAGTGCCATCTGCTTCTCTTGCAAGCTGGTCTTGGTTTATTTGAGATAATACATATCTTGGATCATGTACCACATCAGCAAGTGCTGTTACTGCTGGGGCTTCAACTTCCAACTGTCTTTGTTTTGCTTCTAGTTCTTGTATTCTTTTATTTTTTGATTCTTCTGCGTCACGATATTGTTGAGCCTGTTTTGCAATCGCCTCATCATATTTACCTTTTGCCTCTAAATCTTCCTGTTCTTTTTTCTGTTTAAAAGCAATCAAGGCATCAACATCAACATTAGGTGGTACTGCCTTTGCTGCTTCTTTTGCTTTTTTGTAATCATCCAATAATTCAGCTTTACTTTTTCTTAGTGCTTCAACCTCTGCAATTAACGCTGCTGTATCAACAGGTGGATTGGGCTTGTTTAGTTCTTCAGCCATAAAAAATTTTAACAATAATTAATATTTAATATATCAACTCCACTTAATTCTGTCACTCCAAAAGGCCGCACTTGTCTTACCTTTTGCAATGTTTTTGGCATGACGAGCCTTAAAAGAACGTCTTTTTGCCTTATCTGCGTCACTTTCGCCTTTTCTTGGTGGTTTTGTCTTCGCTCCCTGCATACCAAATCTTATGAGCCTAAAACCGTCACCTTTTTTGATAACAACCGCATGACTCTTACCACTTGGATGCCCTGGGGTTCTTATAGGTTTATCAACCTTCTCAAAAGTATGACCACCTCTTTTGATACTCATTTTCCTTTTCTCCTCATCGCCATATTATGAGCATCAGTAAAACTCATGCCTTCTCTCATCTTACGTTTCATATAATCCATATGAACCTTACTATGACCATGAGTCTTTTTGTGTTTTGCAAGCGTGTTCTTTTGTCTGGTAGTAAGTTTCATTTTTTCTTTTTAGTTTTCTTCTTTGGATTTTTTAATCTATTTTGATGAATATCAATATCAGCTTTTCTTGCTCCTCCATCACCTGAAACAAAACTACTTACACGACCCATAGACCAAGCACCGACAGAAGTATTTCTTGATCCGCTGCTTAAATATGCAGCAACACCTCTTTCATAAACTTTTTTTAAATCGCCTACAGTATAACGACTTCTATCCGCTTTGTTTTTCAAAGAGGTAGTAAGTGTATCTGTTTTAGCGCTTGTTGTTTTTTTTGCGCTTTTTCTTTTTTTTGGTGGCATCTTGGGCAACTCGTGATTTGGATACAGCTTTTATATCAATAACTTCACCACGTTTATATGCTGCTGCGGTTCTCTTGATCTCAGCCGCTTTTGCAGCCTTGTTCTTTGCTCCAGACAGATATTTCTTTGGAACACCTGTCTTTTTATCTTTTGGAACTCGTCTTTGTTTTTTAGTCACCTTTTACTTTTTTTGATTTTTTTGTAGTTTTAGGTTTTACTTCGCAGTTTTCAACCTTTGGCTTTGACTCGTCATAAGTTTGAACTTTAAATGTATATCCCATTATTTTTTACCTCCCTTCTTTACTTTCTTTTTTTTCTTAGGTGAGCCGTACATAGGAAAATAATTAGCTGATTGTATCTTACTTCTTTTTACGATTTTTAGCAGTTGATAAAGCTATCGCCACTGCTTGTGATCTTGACTTGCCTTCTTTCATTAACATTTTAATATTTCCAATGATTGTCTTTTGTGACTTTCCTTTTCTAATTGGCATCTTTATACTTATCAGCTAACTCTACTAATGTTAGCTCCGTTCCATCTTCACGGATGATTTTTTTTAACGCATTTGTAGGATTAAGTTGTTTTGTTCCTCTTTTTGGACTCATCAAATAATTGAAATATCTTTTCTTTTTACCAAGGACTTTTTCCTGTAGATCAGGATTATCTTTTAACCAGGTTGCATAGTTTGTATCTTGAGGAACACGACCTGTTGCACTTGGTCTTGTGTTTGGAAATGCTCTCGCCAAATCATCGTCATCAATAACAGGAACAGTAGTTGATCGACAATTAAAATGCTGCGGAGGAACTGGCCCTTGGTCATATCTAAATAATTGACCATCTAACCTTTGACAGATAGAACTTGTCCTTGCATCAAGAGTTGCCACATATTGATATCTACCAGTGATATCTTTATTTGCTGAGTAAACTGCCTGACTTGCTGCATTTTGTACTTGGTTTACAGTTGTTCTTACAACAGTTTGAATTTGTTTATTTGATAAAAGCATCCCCTCAGAATTTTTTAATGCAGAGTTTAATGCGATTGAATTTTGTGGCTTGGCATTGAATCTAAGATTTGGCCCTTTAAGCCTTCTTGCAATCTTCGGCAAAGACTCTCCTTCTAAAACTCCAAGTCTTATTGCTCTTGATAGTTTTGAAGCAGAATTTTCAGAAATACCTCTAAATGCTTTTTTTACAGTGTCGCCATTTGGTAATGATATCTCTGATCCTCTTTTCGCAGTCAAAGCAAACTGAGCAGACCTAAATACACCATCTTTATCCCTCAATCTGATAGTCATAGCAGTTGGATCTTTCGTTACAATAGATTTTGCAAAATCAGGTGAAACTGAAACTGTGTTTACCTGGAACTCACCTTTTGGCAGAACTCTTTGCAGTTGATCTTGTACAAATCCAACTTGAAACTCCGCTAGATTTTGAATTTCATCAATCATATAAGCAGCACTTTCATTCTCCCAACCTTTCAAACTATCAACCATTTGTGCCAAGATTGATCGGAGCCTTGCAGTAGTGGTTGGGCTGTTACCCTCAAGATCTCTTATCTTTCTTAAGACATCTAAAATTACTTCATTAAATTGACTTGCAATTTGAAATTGAACCTTGTTGCTATATCTGTTGAGATCAATAGCCTCTCTATAAAAAGCCTCTGGAACTGCCATTCATTAAGCTGCGTCAGGTTGGGCTGGGGCTTCCATTTCGATCAGTCCACCAGATTGTGTCGCCTCGACTTCTTCCTCAACATCAAAGTCATCACCGAGAATCTCACCACTGCTTAGTTGTGTAAGTAATGTTTCTTGGCTGATAGTACCAGCTGTAAATAGCTGAAGTAAACTTTGAATTTCCTGTGGTTCTAATCTTGCTGTTACGAAATCTCTATTAACAAAAGAACTACCAGCATTAGGTTCGTTTAAATATTCACTGTGAAACTTTAAACAGTTATCAATCAAGTCTTGCATCTGTTGAGCAATGACCATCATGGTGCTGTCATTTTGTGAACGGTCAATTCGTTTGGCCTCGGCTGACTCACCAACTAATTTAGTACCAAGCACCGCACTCAACGATAAAGTATTTATCTGTTCTCCAATATCTTTTAATCTTGTAAACTGACTGTCATAACTGTCACCCGATGGGCTTACATATTCCATTCTTGATTCGGGTGGTAATGATAATGCTTCATTAGGCCCAGTTGTTATTTCATCTGCATTTGGATACCCAAAGACTGCAAGTAATGGAACAGAACTGATATGTAAAATATTATCCAAATCACTTTGGATCTGGTAATGCTTGAGGTTTAGTTCTGCAATATCATACAAAGGGCTGCGTGATTCATACATCCCAACACGATTAGCATATGCGACAGAAAAAGGGATCTTATCCTTAATACTCATCTCACCCTGATCATGTAATTTATATTCTCCTTTTTTATCTTTTCGATGAATTTCATATCGCCCAGGTTCTAACACCCTGATTTGTTTAATAATCTTTTCACCATATTTACCATCAGATTCAACAACCTGTTCCATCAATCGTAGCTGGCTTAATTGTCTTGTTCCCTCAACAAGTTCTGTCCTCCAACCGAGTATATTTTTTGGTGCATATGTAACCCAATAAGGTCTGGTCTTATCACCTTCTGTTGGTGCGTCAACTAAAACTCCTACATGACCAAAACTGATTGCTGTTCTTGCCGTTTGATATAACCAGACATTCAGATCATTACCCTCTAAATCGACATCAAATAACTGCTCTCTAACTAAGTCTGAAACATCGTCCAAGCGAATTGGCTTCCTCACGAGCATACCTGAAAGCATCTTCTCGATTCGTTGGAGGTATGGCACTACAGTCGATCTGCTGAGTCTGACATCATAACTATCGTTTGTCTCGCGACTTTCTTGCGGTAAATATTTTCTATGTTCACTGCGAATTTTATATGTTCCCTCTTTTAAATCTTCAACCAAACCCCAGAAATTTGCCATCCTCTGATAGGCAGCATTAGGACTTGCAACCGTTGTAGGAGCTAATGTTACAGGCTGATTGTAAATATTTAAAGAGCTATACACGGTTTTTCCTCATAATATCAGATCTTTTAATATATTCTAATGCCTGTTGGCTTGCCTGCCCTTCCATAAAGTAAATTAAATTCTCTGAAAATAAGATAACCGAGGGCATCTACATGGTGATCATAGCCATTTTGTTTATCGGGATCTCCTGTCTTTTCGTCATAACTTTGCAATTCTAAACATTCAATCAGACGAGTGCAACTGGCATGAATCGCCAAACGTCTTTTCCCTTTGCCGTTTTGTAATAACGCATTGACGGTTGCAACTCGATCTTTGATAAAGGGGTTGCTCTTGAGAGCCATTGAACTGAATCCGTAACTTTGCAAGATTGCGATGTCTGTTTTCGAGGCATTGATTGTTGAACGTGCTGAACCACTAGCGTCTGGGTAAACTAATATTCTGTTTGAACTATAACGTCTGCGGATTTCTTGTGCCAACGCATCTGTATCATTTTGTTTTGATATCTCATCAATGATCACCAGCTTGTCACCATCTCTCACACCGATGACGCAGTTGCAGTTCATTACATTAAAATCTATTCCGCAAAGTAAAGTCTCCATCTTGATATCAAACGGTATTTTGTCGATGACATGATGCTCCCTGGAGAATTTACTATAAACCTGACCCTGCGTTAAATTGACCCATTGACCTAGCAAGTAAGCCTTTATCAACTGCGGTGGATAATTCTCATATAAAGACGGAATGAACGAATCTGGAAGATAAGGGTTATCAGCCGTTTTTGCTTGTATCAATGCTGTATCAGATTTTTTATTCTTTTCAAATGTTTCAAATGCCCAGCCATGACCTTCGGGAGTTGTTGTTGCGTAAAACTGCTGAACATTACCTGATCTAAGTCTTGCAAGTGCCATGTTCATTGCAGATTCCGCATCTCGTTTTGGAATAGTGTCTGCCTCATCAAATCCCACTGCACATAAGTTTTGCCCTCGAAGACGTTGATATGTAAGCATTGTCCTTAACAAAATAGTATGTGTTCCTTCCTCCCAAGAAAGTTGGTACTCCGGCAACGGACTAGCTCTAAAGGTATAAGGTATTTGCCATTGATCTAATAATTCATTAAATGTACGAATTAAAATGTCTCTCAACATAGGTGCTGTTGGTTGAAAAACAGCAGATACATGACCAATATTCAAACACGCAAGCATTACAGCTTTAGAACAAAGAGCGTAAGTTTTTCCAGCACCAAAGCCACAGACAAGTCCAAGTTTTCTTGAATCCATATTGTCGCAAAATTTTGCTTGATGAGGAAGTAAATCTTGATAAATCCTATCTATCGTTTGCTGTGCTGTTGGTAAATCATATGCCCCGATTTGATATAAAACTTTTCCAGGTTGAACTGTATCTAAAATGCTCACGAAATAATCTGTGCAAGTTTAGCTGCGGTATTGATCGCACCAAGAGCAATATGTAAATGCCCTTTTTCTCTTGCTTCCATTTGTAACGTTGCAGCTTGTGATAATAATGTTGCCACCATTTCGGGTCTTTCCACATCCCAATCGGCTTTCATCTCGGCTCTGGCAATCTCTAAATACTTATCTGCCGTTGTAGAACTGACCCCCCAGTTTTTCAAAGCATATCTAACACAATCAGATCTACGACCACCTTTAGCGATAATCTCGCCAAGCTTGCGTGATCTAATGATTGTTTCTAATTTTGTGCCTTTTTTAGCCATTACATAGATGTTACACGCAAATGAGAGAATATGAATATTTCTTAATTTTGAGACTCATTTGAGACTAAGGGGTGTTCCCAAGTTCCCAAGTGTTCCCATAAATGCTTAAGAGTTACCTAACCCCTATTTACCCTATATATATCTATTATTATATTTATATATAAAACATAGAGAACATAGAGAACATATATATAGAAGATAGTTATAGAGGGGATTTTAAGCGTTCTCGGTAGTGAGAACAGGGGTAGGAACAGGTGGGAACCACACCCATTTAGGTGTTCCCAATACTCGTTTCCTTTTACGCTCATAATGTAAGGATTTGAGAATTGATGAGACAGTCATAATGTCAGATTTTGTTTGTCTTTCTATTGGTTTTTCGACAGCATCAGTTAATAAAAGCTCAATGGTAATATCTTTTACAGCGTTAGCTGGGTCGTTTAAGTAATTAGTTATTACTGAAAGCCAAGGAGAATCAACCATATAACCAAGGTTTTCTTTTTCAATTTGATTTTCCTGTTCAGTTGATAGAAAATGCTGTTCTTTATTTTTAAAAAGGTGAACGGCAGCCGAAAACAATGAATCACGTTCAAGTTGTAAAGAATCAAGATCAATGGATTTTGTAGTAACTGGAATGATATGAAACCTTCGGTTTCCTGTATCATCTATCAGCAAACCTGATTCCTTGTTTGTACTTCCACAAATAATCCCACGTCTGGGCCATTCTTCTACTGCCTTTCCGTAAGGAACTCTTAGAAGATCAGTGGCACGAGATAAAAAAGCTTTTACCACCCCTGCGTGTTTGCGGCTGGTTACACCATCAATTTCTGACCATTCCATTCCCCATGATCTGTGAAGAACGAGAAGATCATCTTTTGAGGAAATATCACCGAGGGCATCAGAGAAGAACGGCCCGAATAAAGTTTGCCAGAAAGAAGATTTTTTTATCCCTTGTGAACCTTGTAAGACAGTGGCGGTGTCATGTTTACAACCTGGAATATAAACTCTTCTTACTGCATTTATAAGAGTTAGTTTTAGCATGGTGTCATATATTGTCGGCTCGGTCAGGTTTTGATCTTGTGGTCTTAAATATGTCGAGGCTAATCTTTCAATACCATAAAGTTCTGGTTCTATTTCGTTGTAGCAATGATCAAGATAAAGTTTTACAGGATCATATTCATTCTCATGGGCTACTTTAAGGAGACAATCAACTGCCATTTCTTTTGGCACTTTATAACCAAGTTCTGCGAGGGTAAGGTAAAAAATCTCAATGTTCTTTATTACTTTGCCATCCATTTCTATTGAATGGGAAAAGGTATTAAATCTGATTTCTTGTTTTAGGTTGCGTAAAAAATTCATCAACTCCTGAGATGTTAATTGTTCAAGTTTTCTTGGTATTGGAGAAGATTCTTCTTTTGGTTCTATTGATGTTGGGAAAGTGCGTGGTGGTGGAGTCCAGCCATCCTCGGTTGCATATTTTTGGAGAGTGCCGAGCGAAACCCCTGATGATTTGAATGATGACCATTTCTTTTCACATTCCCCAGATTTATATTTGCTGTTTTTTTGTGATAAAGATTCCCATTCTTGTAAGAGTGAGTCATCCCCAACTGAATGTGCAGCCATACCAATCTTTAACCATATATCGTAATCATCAAGACGAGATGGACTTATTGATTGGAGAAGTGAACGAGCCTTATCGGTATCTGAGTTAAGTGTTTGAATTTGAGGAGTCTTTTTTTTGTTTGACTCCATCATCTTTTTAATTATTGCGAGTGGAGCTTCTGCAATAGAAAGATCTCTTGGTGATCTGCCATCCATCCATCTGTAACCATCAGTCATTGGATGAGAACCAGACACTATAGATTGCGTCCCATTCCATCGGAGTTCTATTTGTTCAACTGACCCATCTTCATCTTTTACCCCTGTTTGATATTTACGAGTTTTAATTTTTGACCAATACTTTTCTGGAACCTTGTATATGATCTGAAATCTACCAACCCTGCCTGATGTGACCATCCATGAAGGTGGAAGTGAGGAAAGAGAAAAACCCCACTCACCTAATATTTTTGCTGCTGACGGCCCATCATGGTCTAAGAAAAGTAAACCACCTGAAGGAGAACCACAACAGACACCAATACCTGTTGACCTGTTAGCAGAAATTTCTTTAAACAACTGAGAGCGTGTCAGTGGATTATTCTGCCAATCGTTTTGATAAGGTCTTTTATTTTTTACGGCAACAAAACCCCAGTGCTTGGGAAGGCCAAGCAGTTCTTCTTTAATATCCATTGTTTATTCTTTTTCTTGATGGTTAATTTGTCTCCAAACTCTTGAGATTGGAGTTTCCTGATTCATTTTTTCTCTGATTAAAGTTCTTATTAAACCACTTCTTTTTAGTTCAGGGCCTTTGTTATCATCAAGCCATTTTATTTGATCTTCTTCTAGGTAGATCTGAATTGGTCGTTTAACTTGCTGTTGCATAGGTATTGCACATATAGCGTTCCCATGTAGACTAGCAATAGTTCCAACACTGTCAATGGTAGTATTAAGAAAATATCAAATAGAGGCAAGTAATAAACTTACAAGGCTTTGTCAGACAAAGAAATGTGGATATTTAAGTGGCGAATGTAGAACAGGTAAGACGCTGGTGGCATTATCTGTTGTAAAAAATATGGAATTGGAAAAGGTGTTAATAATTACCAAGAAAAAAGCAATCCCAAGTATTGAGAGTGATGTAAGAAAGATGAATCTGGAGAAGGTAGTATCCACAACTAACTTTGAGCAGTTAAAGAATTTCAGAGGGTCAAGCTGGAATATGATCATAGTAGATGAAGCTCATAGTGTTGGAGCATTTCCAAAACCATCGCAAAGATATTCAAATATTTTAAAGCTAAAATATGGCAATATTATTTTAATGAGTGGAACCCCAAGCCCTGAAAGTTTCAGCCAGCTATACCATCAATGGTCATTGACACCTTTTTTATGGAGTCATTACCAGAACTTTTATAGATGGGCCAGTGATTTTGTTGATGTAAAAGAAAAAAGAGTAGGAACAGGGGTTGTTATAAAAGATTACTCAGAGGCCAAACAAAGCAGAATTTTAAGAGATATTGAACCATATACGGTAAAAATGACGCAAAAAGAGGCAGGGTTTACCCAGGAACTAGAAGAAGAAGTCCATAAGGTAAAGATGTCGAGAAGAACTTATAGGCTTGCAGCAAGGATATTAAAAACAGGTATTATTGGTCGCCCTGGAAGAAGAGCAGTTGTGGCTGATACTGGAGCAAAGGTAATGAGCAAACTGAAGCAGATTTATAATGGTCATGTGATAACAGAACGACATGGAGCGATAATCTTTGATAAGAGTAAGGCTGAATATATAAAGAATAATTTTAAGGAAAAGATTGCCATTTTATATTGCTTTATTGCAGAGGGCAAAATGCTGAGAGAAGTCTTTGGCGATAGGGCAACCGATGACCCAGATGTATTCAATGCTGTAAGTGGATCAGTATTTATTGGTCAGGTTAAGAGTTGTAGGGAGGGAGTCAATTTAAGTGGTGCTGACCATTTGATATTTATGGGAATAGATTATTCTGCCTTGAGTTATTTACAGGGCAGGGAGAGGGCAAGTTTTCTTGGCAGGGATAGAAAGAATAAGGTGCATTATATATTTGCTGATAAAGGAATTGAGCCAAAGGTATATGATGTTGTTAAATTAAAGGAAAGTTATACTATTAACCATTATAGGAATGACCGAAGCACAATATCAGAAGAAGCTGATCGACAGGCACGAGAAAGAAGGATGGACAGTAATCAAGTTAATTATGTGCAACAAAGCTGGATTGCCTGATCTGATCTGTATGAAACCAGACGAGGTGAAGTTTATTGAAGTTAAGAGTGAAAAGGGCAGATTGAGTGAGGTACAGAAATATAGGATTGAGGAATTGAAAGAAGCTGGTTTTGATGTGGAAGTAATGCGACCTTGTTGACAGTTGTTGACACATAGACTATAATAAATGGTATAGAGACAACCCCCTCAAATGAACAAAAAAACTCTTTATGTAGAAATCGGTGAAGAAGATCTTGGTATTATTTATGCCGATCCTGAAAACCAAAGAAAAGGCCTTGGAGGAATTATTGCAGATTTTACAATCGTTGATGCACCCGATGACCTTAAAAGTGAGATTGGATGTTTTCTTACACTTCCACTAAATCAAATGAAAATCATTGAGGAGGCTAAGTAAATGAAAATTATAAAAAGAAGAGGTAAGAAAAAACTTTATCGTCAGTTCCAAATGGAGTTACCTCAAACTCTTAGAGAAGAAATCGACAGAATGATCAAAGACCATATTACGACTCACGATATATGGGATAGCGAACATTTTTGCAATGCGTATTGGAACATCACATTACACCTTCAACCTTGGGAAGATTAGCAAAATGACCCAAGCAGATTTAAGTTACATGATGAGTATGCTTTCTGATAAGAAAAAACTTATCACCAATAAAGAATTTGACTGTACGACATGGGATGAAGAGGCAGAGGAATTGGTAACAATAGACCGATGCCTTAAATTTCTAGACAGACAGCAAGAAGATATCTAATGAAAAAACTTAGATTACTAGATACTTTCAGTGGTATAGGAGGATTTTCTTATGCTGCTGAAAAACTTGTTGGCGGTTATGAGACTACACAATTCGTTGAGAATGACCCATACTGTCAAAAAGTATTAAAAAAACATTGGCCTAACGTACCTATCCATGACGACATCGAAACCTACAGAGCAGAATTGTATTCAGCAGACGTTATTTGCGGAGGCTTTCCCTGTCAATCAATCAGCCAAGCAGGGGAAAGAGAAGGCATCACCCAAGAATCGAGATCAGGTAAATTTTACGACCTCATGCGAGTCATACGCATGGTACGACCCAGATATGTCATCTTGGAAAACGTGGCAGCGATCCTTGCTAACGGATTGGACATTGTACTCGGAGAGCTTTCCAAAGCAGGGTACGATGCGGAATGGTCAATTATATCTGCAAGTTCATTGGGAGCAGCACATAGAAGAAGCCGATGGTGGCTTATTGCCTACCCCTGTCGCAACGGATTACAAAGGGAGGTCAGGACAAAAGTTTCAGGAGAAACATGGCATCAGAAGAATTGCAGACGTCTTAACAAAGATTGGAGACGGTATGAGACTGAACCCATCATTCATCGAACAGTTGATGGGATATCCAATCGGGTGGACAGACTTAAAGCATTAGGAAATGCAGTTGTCCCCCAGGTTGCTGCGATACCACTGCAAAGAGTAAAAACTTTACATGAATCGTTGACAACTGTTGACCATTAGTTATTATTAATTTACCCCTGAAACCAACCCCATGAAACACTTTCTACTTTATCTCTGCATTTTTGGCATTGGATATTTTGCCATTTCGGATTCTTTGCTTACCTCTACTAAAATAGATTGCCACACTTTTAATGTCCAAGCTGCGTGTGAGGAGCTTGCCAGAAAATGATGTACGATAATTTTCCATGTTACGGCAACGGAGTTTGGGT